TGAGTTGCATATACACTTGGTGTAGTATTCAAAGCCATTGGAATGTCTTGACTACCAAGACGAAGTTCCATTTCTTCTTTACTAACTGTCGTGTATGCAACAGGTGTTTTTTCATCAGCTCTTGAAGCAAGAACTTCAAGTGCGGACATCTCAACTGCTGAAACTACTAGTCCAAAGTTGAGAGTTACATCACCACTAACATCAATAGATTTAGCAGACGATGCGTATCCAATAACAGAAGCTGTAAGTGTGTAAGAACCTTCTCCGATTTTAATCGAATAAGTACCATCTTCCAAAGAAGCTGCACCTAAATCAGTTCCTTCTACAACTACATTTGCTCCAGGTAATGGATTGCCGTTCTCATCAGCAACTGTACCACTAACACTTTGTCCATAAATGAACATTGGCATTAGCATGGTCATTACTAATGAGATTAGATTGCGTTTATTCATAAACGTTCTCCTCATTTTGTTTTAGTTAAGACGCATTTTTTTACAGGTGCGTCAACTGCCTGTTTTGTCGGGTATGTGAAATTTTTAATTAGCATATTCTTGGTCATCATTATCTCCTGTAGCAGGAACTACCTCGCAGCTATCGTTATTACAAAAACGGTCGATTTCTGCTTCTTCATTTTTGATTACACCGAATGTAAGTCTACCAAGTTTCTTAACTTGTTTATTATACTCTTTTTCATCTATAGCTTCATATGGCATTTGTGGATATGCACCACTATCGAGTCTTGGTAATAGTGAAATACCTTTTAAATGATACTGAAAATAATTTAATACGTTTGTTATTTGATTTCCCTCAGTTTCAGGGTCAAATGTAACCGTACAACTTACTTGATTGTCTGCCCAATGTCTTTGCATAAATGATGCCAATGAGAATTGTTCCCAAATAGATAATTCAGATGCTGTTCTAATTCCCTCTCCTACATCTACTGGAACTTCAACAACCATTGTTGTATCTTCTGAACCAAATGTTGGTTCTATTTTGTAACCTGCTTTCTTTAGTGGTTCTAATAATTCTGAATGTTTAGATAGTCTAATTCGTCTTATATAAAATCTACTCTCAGGATAATGTAAACCTGGTGTCGCGCCAGCTAATAATGATACAGTTCCACTTGGTTTGACTGAAGTCGTTTTTTTCGACTTCGGTATTGCAAACCAATCTGAATACATTTCATCCCAATCTTGGATAACATCATATCCGTTCTCCAACCAATTTCTTAATTCATCTAAACCTCTGTTTGTGATAAACTGAGCAACGCCGCTTACACTACATCCAATTCTACGATTTCTTAACATCACTCTGTTTGTATCACTCCAATGTGTTCTACCGAGTGTTACTGATTTTGCATACAAATACGCATATTTAAGTGTTCTTTTATAATCTTCAAAATCATCGTGATTGTTTGGAAATGTTTCTACAAGACAGCAAAGTTCGTAGCTTTCCAAACTTTGCTCTAGGCAATTATGGATAAACAAACCAGATGAATCTAAATATGTGTCGTCTTTTGTAGACGTTATCACACCAAAATTATGTGTATCTTCAACAGTCATATCATAAACATCTTCATATCCATAAAATTCAACCGATACAACTTTGTGATTCCAAATACCTTGATTGACCATTCCTCTTTTAACATTGGAACAAGAATAACTACAAGTTTTTCTTTTGGATGCTTGATATTCTGTAAGTGTCTTATATTCATTACACACTGGACAATTCCAATCAACCCATACTGTTCTTTCTTTTCTTTTGTTTGAGATATATTGTCTAACTTCATCAGTCATACCATTTTTAATAGATTCAATCATAAAATCTCGTTGATTTTCCCAATTTTCTTTTGACTTTTTACCAATAGATTTTAATGTAGAATCTTTATGCTTCTTACCGTACATACTATTCCGGTCACCGTGGCGGCCGCCGTTAATACGAGTAGTTTCTTTCATCTTTTCTACATATTCTGGATTATGCATAGGATTCTTATCTAATCTATGTAATCTACTATGTTCTGATTGAGTCATAACATCTAAATTATCCCACCTATCATTTGTCTTATCAAAATCTATATGATGAATAGCATACTCTTTGGCGTTAGGCATATAACCAAGTTCATTTTCAGTAATCAATCTATACTGCCTTATACCACTCGCTCTTTTACCAGTACCTCGTATATTTCTATAACCTTTATTACTAAAACTATTAAATGGAAATACTGATTCATCTTTTTGTAAATCTCTAAGTTCTTTATATTCACCACTTCGTAGCATAATTTTATGATCCGGTGTTGCTAATAAAGTAGAACCATCATCCAAAGTAAGTTTCCATACTTCTGTATTTTCTTTTGTTTTCCAAGTTTTAATTGATTGTTTGATAACTACTTTTCCATTTCCATCGGCCGAATAAACTGGATATTGAGTATCTACTAAATCTTTAATTGGAACCGCGTTTCTACCATCAGCTACTGCTACTAATGTTTCACCAACAATACAAGGATTTCCGCCTGCAACTCTATGGTCTTTATCATCTCCACCATTTTTCATACGAGAATAATGTCTCATATTGTCTAACCACGCTAAACCTGGCTCACCATTATCCACAATACGTTTTGCTACTTCTGTATAATCCATACCAAGTTCTGCAAATATCGAATTGTTTGAAGTCCAACCATAAGTTTCTCTGTGTTTATTTACTTTATAATTCTTTAAATCTAAATATTCTTCATCATGTGGATCACCGAACACAATTTCCGCTGTTCTTCTAACATTACCGGCAACAACACATTTACCAATTAGGTTCATTATATCCACGATTGTAGTTACTGTGATTGGTTCACCCACATTATTTTCTAATACTTTTACAATATCTTCGTGTACTTCTTTTAATGGGTCAGGTCCTGAACTAACTCCGCCAAAACCTTTGATTGGTTCTCCAGCTTCTCTTATCTCTGAATAATCAAATCCAACAGGTGCAGTTCCATGAAAATAACTTTCTAATAATAATCTGAGAGATTCTACCCAACCCTCTCTTGTATCAGGTATAGTAAACATTTCTTGATTTCTATCCCAATTTACACCTTTAACTATAATCTCACCTGCACCTTTTGTATCAAAACCTACACCAACTCCTAACATTGATGCATCCATTAAGAAACAAAATGGTTTTGAATAATCGTCTTTTATTGTAGAAGTAGAAACAAAAGCACAATTATTTAATGCTGCATATAACTTCTTTTCTTCGGTGATTGGTGTTCCCATAGCCCATAAACCACGACCTGGTGGTAAGAACTTCATATTAAACATTCTATCATACATTTCTTGTGCTGACTTTTGTGCTTGCCAAGGATTCCAACCTAATTGATGAGAACTAATCCAATTCATTTGCATTGAATATGTTCCTTCTACAACCCTTTGAACGGTTTCCCACCATCTTTCATTTTTTCCATCTTCTTTAATTCTTGAATAGGTTCTCATATAAACGAGTTCACCAAGACCATTAAACCCAAAAGGTGCTTTTTTTCTTTTGTACTTATGTATAAACTTTTCTGATAACTGAAATTTTTCCATTTAATATATACTCCCTTTAAAATCTATTCCCTGTAACACTCATAAATATAATATATATTTGACTTGATTTGATTTTTTATTCAAATCCTTCAACTTTTTTTTCCATATCTTTGTACTTGTTCGCTAACTCTTTTCTCAAGAACTCATCACTATTATTCATCTTACTTTGTGCATCTTTTCCGAACTGACTACTACCTTCAAAAATTTGTATTTGACCAATATTAGTATTTATCGTAGACGGATAAGTTACACCATCAATACCAAATCTATTTTTAATCACGTGAAATCTACCTGTATTAGCAATCTTGTCTTCTACTTTTCTACTCATACTCATAACAAAATCAGCAGTCATAACTTTACTATAATCTTCAGCTACTTTATCAGCACCAATCACATCCTCTTCAAGAGCAGAACGATTTGCCTGTGAAGCAGTCCAGATAGGAACTTCTAATTCACCAGCTAATCCTCTTAAATCTTCATAGATGTTACCAAGTGCATGTCTTTTTTCTCTAAAATGTCCTGTCGGCATTATTATATCAGCATAGTCTACAAGTACTAAGTCAGGTTTTAACCCACTCAATTCTATTTGTTTTAAGTGAGCTCCGAGTGTCTGTACACTAGCTGACTTAGTAGCAAAATACTTTATCAATAATTTACCTGGAAGTTTTTCTAACTTTTCTTTGACTTCACTTTTATAATATTTAATATTTGCTGTTGTAACACCAGTGAAAATACTATCATATCTTAATCCAACATAATTCTCATTTAACTCAAGAGTATAATGTATTACAGTTTTGTTTTGTTTCAATGCTCCCGCGCCGATAGCTTGTAATGTCCAAGATTTACCTATACCGGCCGGTGCGACTACGACTCCAAGTTCACCTTGACCGAGACCACCATCCATAATTTCATTTATAATATCCCAAGGTGTTGGTGTCGTTGTTCTTGCTGATTGTTCAAGTCTATGTTCTAATGACAAAATATAATCGTGACCTAAATCCCGTGTCGTACCTGCTTTCATTGCTTCATCTATGATAGACTTTATACCGTCATAATCTTTATTTTCTAAAAGGTTTACTGAATCTAAAATAGCATTTTTAAGTGTTTGATTCTTACAAAAATCAAGTGTTCTCTCCTGAACAAATTCTAAATCAGTTGCTTCAATATGTTTCCAAACATCTCGTAATTTATCTATAACTCCAACTTTTAAAACATCATTATCTATCTCATCTATTTTATATTTTATAACTTCAAGTGTAGGTTGTTTTTTATATTCATAATAATAATCACGTATGGTTTTAACTAACCACTTATTTGAATCTGAATCAAACATATTTGGTTGAAGAATATCATTAATAGTCTGTAGAAATTTCATATCACGTAATAGTGATGCAATAATTTTAGCTTGAAATGATGTTCCAAATTGTGTTAGTGTTTCATTCATGTGTCTTCTCAGCATATTTGTTTAATTGATTAAATGTAGTTAATAACCAACTATTAAGGTTAGGTAACGCGGACCACATTTTATCTTCTAAAAACATTTTCTGAAATTTATATTTAATTAACCTATTTATTGGTTGTCTTACACTATTTACAATTTTTGTTTTTGTTGAACCTGAAATATCTACATCAGATAATTGCATTAGTTTATAATTCAATTCTATAACATCTTTTGAATCTGGTAATTCTGATAATACCTCGTCTATATTAACTATTCTACTTTCTTCTAAAAAAGGTAATTTTTTTTTAATAGTTTTTAGACCTAAACCTCTAACACCAGATATATTATCTGATTTATCACCATCTAATACTCTGTACCAAATGTAATTATGAGATGAAATACCATATTCATCTAATACAGCTTGTTCATTATATAATTTCTTTTTAGTAGGACTCCATATTTTTATTCTACCATTTGCTAACTGAAGGAAATCTTTATCAGTAGACATAACTGTTATTTCAGATTCAGTTAAAACTTGTCTACATAGATAACCAATAGTATCATCAGCTTCTATGTTGTCATATGACATAACCGTAACAGGTAATGTTTCTAAATACTCAACAATTCTTTGTAGTTGCATTACCATATTCTGTTTCTCATCTTCTTGAGAAGCAAAATCATATGACCTGTTAACTCTGTATTTTGACTTACGAGTCTTCTTATATTCTGGATATAGTTTTCTGCGACGACTAGACCCACCCTTGCCATCAAATACTATGATAACACGAGTGGGACTAAACATATTAATTGTAAAACCCAAACTTCGTAGAAAACCAACTATTCCACCAATGTGAATTCCATCATCATTAGTAGTTGGTATAACTGAAAATACTCTTATAAAAGTATTTAAGCCATCTACTATTAGCACTTTATCATCGGGTTTGCCGTCGTCAAGTGAACCACCTTTTTTCTTGATTTCATCAAAAATAGATAGATACTTATTCTTCACTCATTTCCTCTTCTACTACCACGTCATCAATACCAAAGTTCTTTTCGTATTTAAGAATGATTTTATCACAAATCATATTATAACAATATTCCCTAAATTCTTCGTCTTCTAATTGTTCATTCCAATCTTTAGACTGAAACTTTAGTTCATTACCTTGATGGTCATTCATAGTATACCAAGCACCACCTTGTTTTACAAGTTTATGTTCTTTCATAACTTTTAACCAGCTACCGTAATCATCGATTCCAGTTTCAAAGTACAATTCAAAATCAGCATGTCTCATAGGAGGACCAAGTCTGTTTTTTATGACTTGAGCTCTCATCTTTATACCAATATTGTTGTTCTTCTTGTCTTTAATCTGTCCGGTATTCTTTAATCTAATACGAGTTGAGGCGTGAAATGGAAGAGCTTTACCACCACTTGTTGTCCACGGGTCACCAAACATAACACCAAGTTTTTGTCTGAGTTGATTTGTGAACACAAGAGCTATCTTTTCTCTTCCAATCATCTGAGTTATTTTTCTCATAGCTTTTGATATTACGATTGCCTTTGATGTAGCCCAACCATCTTTATCGAAGTCAGCTTCCATCTCGACTTTCGTAGAAGCAGCAGCAAGAGAATCAACTAAGATTGTAACCAATCTATCTTGGTCTGATTCACGAACTTTTGCAACAATCTCTTCGATAGCTGCAAAAATATCTTCTACAGTTTCCAAATGTAGATATAACATACTTTCTACATCGACACCAATAGCAGATAGAAATTCTGTGCTAACTGCTGTTTCAGTATCTATATAAACAGCTACACCACCTTTTTTCTGAGTTTCAGCTAACGTATGAGCTCCAAGTAGTGATTTACCACTTGATTCTAAACCATTAATTTCAGTAATTCTACCAACAGCTATACCACCATTGGGTTTGTTAGATATTGCTAAATCTAACATTGTCGAACCAGTAGATACAAAATCTTTAATATCAGTAGGTGTTGTATCTGTACCATCCAAGAAATATGCAACTTTCATATCCTTGAATTGTTTATTTAAAGTGTCCGCTAAGACACCAGCTAATTCGTCTCTTGTAGACATATTTTTCTCCAATTAAAATGTGGGTGATTGTCGTAAGAGAACCACCCACAGGTTTTCATTTAGCTATTGAATAAGTCATCAAATGCATCTGATGTTTTCTTTGAATCATAAGATTTTGTTTCAGAAACCGTTTCTTTAGTTTCAGTAACTGGTTCTTCTTCCTCTGAAGTACCACTTAGATATTCACTAAGAGCTTCTGTTAGTTCTTCATACGAACGCTCTTGATAAATCTCAGTAATATTCTTCTGAGTTTCTTTGATTGTTTCTAACAACGATGCATCTTCTGTAATTGGAGTTTGATTAGGTTTAACCCTAATTGTTGTTGATGGAAAGGATTTACCCGTCTCTTCAGCTGTTTTGAACTCTACAGCAATATCACGACCACTAACAGCATCTGTAATATCACCATAATCTGGGTCAGCGATTATTGAAAGTAATTCTTGATAAACTGTTTTACCGAATCCCCAAAATCTTACACCCTGTGATTCTTCACCTCGAACAACAACAGGAGCATAAGTTCTCATTTTAGCTTCTACTTTTTTACCTAGACGATAATCATCTTTTGAACCAGTTGATTTTAGTTTCTGTGCGAACTCTTCAATCGGGTCTGGTCTTCCAAAAGATATCGGTGATAGATAGTTTTTATTAGCTAAGCCATAGTGAAAATATAACTCGATAAAAGGATTATCTGTATTGAACTTATACGGAACAATTCTAACTATCTGAGAACCAGGTGATGGTTTCCATAAGTTTGATGTTCTTGTATTTGTTGCTTGAAGTTGATTAAGACGGTTTTTGATTGCGTTTAAATCCATTTTTTATTCCTTATTTTTAAGTGTTAATTTGTTAATTTTTAATCAGTATAACCTGATTCAATTATAAGTATAATATATATACCCTAAATAAAATTTTTTTTGCTATATATTCCAAGTTTTTACATCTACTATTGAGTAAATTCTTGTAGGTATTTTATTGAGTCCCGATTCATTTGTAAGCAGTAAAGAGTTTCTATAATTGTTCCAATCTATTGGAAATGACTTATCTAATTTACCACCATTCAATTCACGAATTAAATCATTCAGAGCATTGATTGTATAAAGTGTATTACTTTGTTTCTTTCTATGTAATGAAATTGTATCTGGTACATCTTGTATAGCATCTTCATCATACTCTACATTATAAGTACAGATTAGTTGATGATGGTCATTTTCATTTTGAAACACATAAATTTTATCAAACACGATTTCGTTACAAGCAATGATAACATCAATCGTTTCTTTGAAATGATTTCTTTTAGTAAATGTACAGAGTAGTTGTGTTCTCATTATATTTCCCCAGGTGGTGAATCACCACCAACAAAACCACATAGTAAACCACCACCTCTACTATCGAAAGCTCTGAATTGAAAATTCCAGTCTTTGAGATTAGGTGTACCTTTGTCTGTTTCTGAATGTAGTCCATCTTTGTCAATAGTTTGATGATTGTGTTCTAAAACAGATAATCCATCTGATGTATTTAATACTGAAGCCATTGAGATTATATTTAATGACTGAGAAGCACCTTTCATAAATTCTCTTGCGTTAGACCTACCCATAATATTTTCAAGTTCTTTTGCATCTATATTTTCTTCTAATACACTTTTCATTTGTGAATTTAAATCTTCTAACTCTTTTCTAATACTTACTAAATCTTTTATAGAATATTTACCATTTTCATCTTCAATCTTACTGCGAGCTTCATCAATTTGTTTACTGATTTCTGATAATTTAGTTCTTACTACTTCTGAATTTTTAATGACTTTACTTAGACCACTTTCATCTACCATTTTATCAAACTTATCTTTATCATCAACTAAGTCATCCCTCACACCTAGAGCATGACCTTTATGACCTACTCTATTTCTCATATAGGTTCTTTTATCTTCATCTGAATGAAACTTTTGATATTGAGCAGATTCACCTGGGAATCCATATACAGCACCGTTTTTTCCAAACTTTACAGAAACACCTGCTACTTTTTCAACAACACCTTTACCATCTCTATCAACTCTCATCTTGTCAGCTGAAGGGAATGAACCGTCTGAAGGTAAGTACACTTCATCACCGGCAGCTAGTTCTGTATCATACAGAGCCATCTCAGCCATATTTTTCATTAAACCTCTAGCAATATCAGGGTCAGCTTTATGCATCTCTCTAGCCATATCTGAATAACTTTGTTCTACTTGTTTTTGTCTTTCTTCTTGACTCATAGTATCAAAATTTTCTGATATGTCATTCATTCTTTTTTTATGGTCTTCTAATGCTTTTCTAACTTCTGGTGAAGCTGTGCCTTGTTGTTCTAACTCTTTCAAAGCTTCAATAGTTTTATCTAAAGATGAATTTTCATCGACAGATTGTTTGAAGTAAGATGCAGAGTGTTCACTACTAGGTCTTAATAAATTACCGTCTTCACCTACTGGTCCAAAAACTTGATGAAATCTTTCTTTTAATCTATTATATGGTGGATTAGAAAATAATTTTTTAACACCTGGGTCATCTGATTTTCTTACTGTTTTGAGTTCTGGTTTAGAAGCACTTTGTAATTTATTTTGTGCATTTCTTTGTACATCACCCTTTTCTTTTAAAGGTACAAATTTATTCAGTACATCACTTAGTTTATTGACAAGATGGGTTCCTTTTTCATTACCTTCACCTAATATTTTTCTACCATTACCTGCTATTATACCTACATATAATTTTTTACCATTTTGATTTTGTGATAATTTATATTTTTCGACTAAAGTTTCTGCTTTTTCTTTTGTTGGTTCTTGTAAAAAATCATCCATTTCAGATTGAAATTGTTTCATATTGTCAGCATCTACCTGACCTATGTAACCTTTTCTTAATGAAGTTTCAGTCTTTGCTGCTACACCAAATCTCTTATCATTCAGTTTTTCTATTGCTACTTTAGTGTCTTGTGAAACATCACCACTATCTCTTGTGTAGTCTGGGTCAACATCTTTGTTCTGATTAGTGTTTCTATCAAAATCACTTGGTTCGTCTACTTTATCACCTTTAGGTTTATCACCAGTATCCGTCATTTGTTTAGCTTGTTTATAAGCTGGGTGTTCTTCACCTTGTTTTAATGCACCACCTACAGTTATCTCTCTGTCGTTACCTTCTTTGTCTTTATACTTGATAACTTTCTTCATCAACTTTTCACGTTCAGAATCTTGTTCAAGTAAATTTTGCACTAAACCTTCAACAACGTTATAAGGCCACCCATTCTCATATAATATTTGAGATAAGTGGTACAAATGATTAGTGTCTTTTGGATTAGGTTGACCATTGTGAACTCTATAACCCCATTCTATAAGTATGTCGTCAAAATCCATTTTCTGGTTCATACAAATTTCCTTGTAATATCTTTCATCTCGTGATAATTCAAACCCCAACTAACTTTAACTGGATATTTACCTTCTTGCTCTAAAACATCTTTTACTTTTTTTAGATAACCTAAACCATCTTTCATATTAAAGTCAAGTAAAAAACTATCATAAGAATACAACACTAACTTACTATCGTATTCTTCAATCTGAGGTATTAGTTTGTTTAACACTCTCATATTGTTTTCAGTTTCCATAAGTTGAATTGTGTAATTAAACAACTTATTTGCATTCATTTCACTCAAATTAGATTTGAATATCTTTCTCATATAAATATCGGACTCAATAAATTCTCTGTCTTTAAACTCATACCATAATTGACTAATATATTCACTAACTTTTTCAAAATATGGATTGATTTCTGTTACTTCAGGAGGAACATAACCATATAAATATTGAAATGAAAGTTTTTTAGCTTCTTCATAATCAACACCATAGAACTTAGCCATATGTTCGTGTACTGAACCTTGAGGAAATTCGTAACCAATCTTGTCTGCAATCAATCTTAAATGATAAGCATCAAAGTCCATTTCTACTAAAACACCATCACCACCAAATCTACTTACAAATTGTTCTCTACTACCATCTTTTTTATTTAGTGCAGCAAAATTAGTGCCACCAAATCTGTTTGATGGTCTGCCTGTTGATGTATATAAATTGTATTCTGTATATTTCATACCTTCAACTGACTTAATACCATTTGATTCTATGTAAGTTAGATTGTCAAGTACTTCATTATTGTATGACATATTGACAGTATCACCATATTTTTCTATTTTATCTTTCATAACTTTACTTACCTGTCTACAATAATCTAAATGTTTCAATACAGGAATAATTCTGTTTATATCAGATTTTTTATAATATTTCATCTGAAAGAAGTTATGAGCATTCGTAGTGATTTCTTCTAAAGATAACGGAACGTTTTCTTCACCATAAGTCAATAGATTAGTATCAACAACATTGTTGATTGAGATTAAATGAGATAATTGTTTTTTATTTAAAGTGTATTTTGTAGTGTTTGAATTTAAATCAGGAATGTCTATATTGAGAGTTTCACTATGATTAAAGGGCAAGATATACTCTGTCTCATCCCATAACTGAACATAAAGCAAACATAACCCATCTTGTATAGGATGTTTGTTTTCATCGTTTTGTATTGGAATGATAATACTGTTTTGAGAACTATAACCTTTTAAGAAATCAGATAACTGATTCTTATTTTCTATTATCATTTATAACCTTTATATACTATAAGTATTTTGTTATTTTCTTAAACGACTTAATTTATTTTCTAAGTCTTCTTTTGAATCTTTAGGTGGTGTCCAAAGTTGTAAAGGGAATAAAACTGTTGAAATACCAGGATAATCTTTTTCCAAATCTCTAATTGTTCTAGTATTGTCTCTTTCAACATCTTGTTTCAGACCACTTATAACCCAAATAAAACTTGTGTAATTATATAAGTTATTTTGATTATCAAAAGTTTCTTTGTTTATTTCAAAAATAGGTTGTGTTTTATCATTAGCTTTTTGTGTAAAATATCTTGTTACTTCACCTATTCTGTAGTCTGATTCTGATGGTGTTTTTTGTGATGGTTTTGGATATGATTCTCTATCTATAGTATCTAAATTGGAATAAGTACCAAATAAAGTTTTTTGTTTTATAGGTCTTATAATTCTTGAATTAGTAGTACTGGTGATACCTGTTAAATATATTTCTTTTTTGTTTAGTGTGTAATAAACTGAATACAATGTATCTGGTTTAACAAAACCATTCGTATCTTGAAATCTAAACTCTTTTAGATTTGTCCGTAAACCTTGAATTGTTCGTTCAACGTTTGTTTTAATGTTTTGTATTTGTTGTTTTGTTGCCATTATCTAAACCTGTTAAAGATTCGGCACGTTTCCTAATGCTTGAATAGCTCGGTTTTGTCGTTCCTTTAAATCATTCTTTGCTTTATTAACATAATTCCGTATTTGATTTGAATTTTTAGTAATAAAATTATCTATTTCGGTAAAAATAGTTTTTAATGATGCTCTCATAGCACCAGATAACGTAACACTCCAACCAGAACTATCAACTTTATGATTCACATCAAATGCTTGAAAAACTGTATAGTCTTGATATTTTACAGGTAAATAACTTGAATGAAATGAATTACCCGGATATATACCACCTATACCATCTATTTCTAATTCTAAATCTAAAGGTATCAACAATGGTGTTTCTGCTGTACGAGATTGTCCATATTGAGTTGTCAAATATGATACTGATTGAATATATTCAGTTTTTAATCTACCTTCTTCATCATAAATTGATTGTAATCTGTCTAACATAACAACACTCTTATTTCCCGAATACAAATCATGTTCTAAAATAGATGCTATTTCTCCATTTGTTAAATTATTTACAAATGGTGGTGGTATACTATCATCATACTCTTCTAAAGCTAATTCTACTTCTGAATCTCTCATCCCATCCTTAATCTTTTTTAGTTTATCTTCATAAACCTCTTCTATCTTTTTAGAATTATTGAGTATATAATCAAATACTTTATCTTCTTTACCACCCTCAAGAGTGATACGACTATTAGCATCATCTATACCCACTTCGTGCCTTACACCTATGTCTTGGTGATTATTTAATAATGCTATATTTAATTTACCTAAATGAACATCATCTTGACTATTATATAAACCTGCTAATGCAACACCTTCTTTAGTAGCAAAACTACTACCTGGATTTAAAAAATCTTGCAACTGGTCCATATTACCACCATACATCGTGGATAATGCCATAGCATTAGGGACTTTAGCAGTAACGTTTTGACTTTTTACTATACTATTTGTTTGCCAAACAGGAAAATAAAACACACCAGGTTCTCGGCTATCTTCTGTAAATAATTCATTATTTTGTTCTTGTGTTCTTAATTGACTTGGTTTTTTATTCAAATCTATAGAAGTAACTTGATTATCAATTATTTTTGCTCTAAATGTTTCTTTTGAATCTACCACTAATTGATAATTCCAAAAATTTAATTCTTGATTTAATAAAGTAAATACAGTTTCAATAGCTTCTACAACATTTATTGGTTCTGCTGTCAATTCAGTATCAACACCAAAAGCTTGTTTTAATATTTTAGTGTTGACTAACATATTTCTTAAATTACCAGTTTCACCTGGTAAAGATTTGAATACATCTTCTGTACCTATTTTTTCTCTTTTTCGTTCTCCGGGTGAAAATGTATCATCAAATCCAGATGATGGTTTAGTTTTTTCCATAATATTTTGTGCAGTTATTGTATCTGAAAATACATCACGTGTACCAATTTTAGTTTTAACACTAGTACTAAATGGGTAAAAATTACCATTGATAGTGCTTGCTAATTTTCTAATATACTTTTCATCACCTTTCAAATCATATGGCTTACCTTCATATTCAAATATCCTCTCTTGAACTGGATTAAATTGACCAGGGAGTATGTAATGATTGATATTTACAGTTACGAGATTAGGATGGTTTTTAATTTGAACACTTTGATACTTACCAGTTTCTCTACCGTTTATTTCTACTTTTTCAACTGACCTAAAAGCTGTAACGATTTTTCCTGAGTGTGATAAACGAGTATTTGGGTTAGAAGTAACTGATAAAAACTTTGATAATACATTATCTTCAAACCAACCCCAACGAACCCAAAATTTAGTATCACTTCTTTCTGTTAATTCATCTGATTTTTGAATGTCTTTACGTTCACCAATAATTCCGCCCATTCTTTTTGTACCTTTGAACGTTTCCAAATTGGTGTTTATTTTAGACGCTTGTAACAAATATTTGTTTGCAATATATGCTATATTACCAGCTAACTCACCATTGTTTATTGCATTTTGAGCAATATATCTGTCGATATTTTTAATAAATGATTTTAATGTTACTGTAGAATTAAGTTTGATTAAACTATTTTTATCACCTCTTTCGTCTGCGTCTGTACCTGACTCACCAGTTGCTTTTGTCAATTTTTGTAATGTTTTTTCATTATCGTCATCTAAAGAAATATTATATTTGGTATTAGGGTCTGTTGCTGCTTGATTTGGTTCTGGATTGTCAAGAATACTAGCACCTACACTTGTTAAAATAGTTTGACAATCAAACCCACCATCTGCTCTTGTAGTAAATTCAAAATTTTTAATGATTCCTACCATTAAATCCATATCACCTTTTGACTCTAAAACTATGTTTTTATAGTTATCAAATGCATCAGCTGAAATAAATTTATTACCAACTGAATCTTCTTCAATAAATTTGCTTAAATCAAGTAGAGACCCTTTATCATATATCCAGCCCCACTCCAACATAACAGTTTTACCATGTGATAAAAAATGAGGCATTAATAAGTCTAATTCATCCCAATCCCAGCACGTCCATTGCACAGTTGCTTCACGTAAAGCTCTAACACCACCTTTAAACGATATATCAGCTGATTTCAAACCTGGTGTTGGTCTTTTTAATTTATTTAATGTTCTTCTACTTGAATCTTTAGTCATACCCCTTTCAATGATAGTGTCTAACTGACTTTCACTATATACACTAAAATCACCTGCATTATATAAATCTGATGCATAATCCTTTAATTTTGTATCTGGTACATTATAAGTTCTTGGTCCATATATTTCATTATAACCAACTGGTAGTGTACCATCATCTTTAATTTTTCCTCCCATTAATATAACTGGATTTAATTGTCCTGAAGTCATACGTAAAAATGATGTACGTGTAGCCATTTTATCAAATGTGAGATTATTATTAGATGAGTTTTTTACTCTACCTGGTGAAGTTTTGTGATTACTCAAAACTCTCATTTTCTCGAATAATCTTTGTTGAATCAGTAATGGTATTGGTTCGAGTTGAATCATAACTATTATTATCTGTTTATTTTATTAAAGTCTTGTAGTATCTTTGATATATTTCCTGGAATTCTAACTAATTCGTCTGTAGAAAGAGCAACTTTACCTTTGATACCATTTGCTTTAGCTATAATCCACCAAAGAGTTGTATCACCGTAATATTTATAAGCTAAAGAATCTAATCTATCACCATCTTTTGGGTAAATAAACTGGTCTGAATCTGATATCTCTATTGTTGGGTAATATGTAGTACCAAATACTCGTATACCTGACTTGTCTCTTTTTACTATTGTGTTATTGTATCGTTTCATTTGTTTACTTTATGTTTAAGATTTTGTTAGCTGTTTCTTTACTTATATTACCAACGTCAGTAACTCTTGACCTATAAGCGTTTGAAAATGCATCTCTAGCTGCCTCTTCACCACGTCTAAACACACCAATTTTATTGTTCATGCTACTGCCTACATAACCTTCTTCTGGTATCCAAGGGCAATCAAAATGTTTTTGATTTTTAGTTGGTAATCTGTCACCGATATAAATAAATGTACAACTAGCTTGTATGTATTTTGGTAATTTTGCAAAAGTTGTTTCCCAAGTGCTACTGTCTTGAACTGCATAAGTCAAACCACTTAAATAACCTGGTGCATCTGTATACATTTGACCTATTGTTAATTTACAAAACGGAGCTACCATTGCTTGACCATATTGACCAGCGGCTATATCAGGATATGTTAACCCTGCAAGATAATTCATTTTTTCCCACAAAACAGGTAACTCTTCAGCAGATTTTGGATATACGTCAAAAGTAAAACTAATTTCACGAGTTGTGCCTTGATAAACATAAACGTTGTCTGGACGACCTATGTATCTATCTGAACTATACTCTGGTGTAAACGTATCTGTTATCCCACTTAATATTGCTCTAAACACAATATGGTAACCATCCATATCAACAAATCTAAATGGTATAAAGTCTAAGTTTTCTTCAGTTAAATCCAACCCACCTGATTTATATTTTGCTTTATCTCTAGTGCCATATGGTATTAAATTTACTTTATCAACATTTAAGTCTGCAAAAGCTGATGGGTCTATTTTATACGCTTGAGATTTGGATTTGTCTATTGATAATTTTGGTAATACTTCACCAAAAGCCTGTGCCGCTGATTGTATATTTTTACCAACAGCCCCTACTTTTTTTGCTAGATTTGAAAGAGTTTCGCCTTGATTTGGATTATCAAAATTATTAAATGGATTTGGTACATCTGGTAGACTAAAACCTGAAGTTAAATCACTTAATTTTGATAATCCTATTTTCGCACCTATATCTTTTAAATAATTAACACCACGTGATGCAATATCTTTAATAACTTCACCGACTGGTGCTATTGCATTTAACAACCTATCAGTAGGTAAGTTGAGTCTTGAATCTATAGTAACATTGTACTCTCTTATATTATCAATTAGTTCTTTTACTTCTTCAGTTAATTTGTTTCTTATATCCTCTTTCAAGTTATCTAAACCAAAATGTTGTATTACAGGAAAAGGACTTTTTGCATTTATGTCTTTTTGTAAAAATCTTATACCAGGTTGGCTCGCTAAAGACAATGGGTCATATCTTTGTATATCTTCTAAATACTTTGTTATATCGTTAGTGATACCATATTTTACATCAGTTCTTACTGTTTGTGGGTTTTCTCTTTTTAATATTTGTTGTTTTAATAAAAAACCAGCTCCACGAGTAGAAGCAATAAACTTTGCTGTTCTACCTAAGTCAGCTAAAGCTCTACTTGCATATACTGATGGGTCTCTACCAATTACCACACCACCTAATTCATCTAAAACATTCAAACCTAATCTAACAACTGCACCTGCCGTACCAAAGAAACCTGTATTATCAAAATCAACTTTATCAATACCCCATTGATTACCTATGTCTCTAATTATAAATGGTTGGTCAAATCCAAATTTATCATTATTTCTGATACCTAATTTACTGTTTGGATTTTTTAGTTTTGAATAATAATTATCTAAAAAATTGTTTTGATTATGTAAGTTTAATAATCTCGACTCAACTATATTAGTTATAGGTGCTCTATTATTTGGTGTAAATTCTATTGTTTTATTACCCCTTAAATCTATAAACTGTTGAGGTACACTTTGAGGAAATGTAGTATCGTTATTTACTACTTTATTATCAACAATAAAATCTGTATTTTTAATAGTCTTTTTAAGAGTAAAACCTTTAGCATAAATATTTTGAAAAAAGTCAACGTTTTTAATATTATCTTGAGGACTACTATCAAAAATATTCAATATACTCACAGATTTTGGTTTTTTAATCTCTGCTAATATTTGTTCTTGTGTTGCAAAACCTGGTATTTTACTGCGATTTATATCAGCTTGTTCTGATGGTGATAAAGGGTCTCTTTCACCACTAAACCCATCACGGTTGTTTCGAGATAATTTTGAATTTTGACTTACTATTGACATTCTTAATCTCTTGTTGAAAGTTCACCATAGATTTTACCTAATAATCTATGAGATTCTGGGTCACTAAATGTATTTTCACCTATACTTGCTGCACCTGCTGCAGCACCAACAGTTGAAGCTTGATTATTTCTAACTAATCTTGATAATTGTTCTACATTCACACCAACACTATCAGCTAAAGCCTTTCTCTGTATAACATTCATTCTGTTAAACTCAGCTTCACCACCAACAGCTCTTAGTATTTCTTGTTGCATTCCCTCAATATCATTATTAAAAGCTAATTGACGAGCTTTATCAAGATTGATTTGTCTACCTAGTAACAATGAAGCTTCTAATTGTTTTTCAATAGAAGATTCAAAATCAAGTAATGATTCTGCTGTACCTGCTAGAACACTCATATCTAATCCTAACTTTCTTGCAGCTACACCAGCTCCAATTAAATTTTGACTACCATCTTTAGCAAATTGAGCGAAAAATTCAGCATTCTCAGCGATATCTCTAAATATATCTGCGGGGGCTAATCCAGCTGAACCTATAAGTTGTCTATTTATTTCAATCTGAGCTAACAGAGCTTCTCTACTAGCACCTGATACTGATTCCATTACAGAAAGTACTTGTGTTAATTGGTCAGCTGTAGTACCACTTTGCATTGCAACTTTAGCTAAATTAAGACTAAGACCTAACGCCTCATCTGTAGTAGCACCTAAATTATCTCTTGCGGCTTTAAAAGACTCTTTTAAATCTTCAGCTTCTAAACCTGATAACGCTGCTACTTTTTCTAATCCAAAAAACGCTGCTTCTAATTTAACTGCTTCTATTGCAGAAACACCTAAATCTTTTCTTGTTTCTGCTATTTTCTTTGCTACACCTGTAACTACTTTATAAATTGAAATGAATACTGCGATCGCTATACCGATTGGGCCTAATAAAGCTTGCATACTCATTGCAGTTTGTTCAGCTCCCTTTGCAAAAGAAACCATTCCAGGGGCTAAATCTTCAATAGCATCAGCTGTTTCTTGAGATTTCTTAGCTAGTTCGTCATAATTATCAACTTGTTCTTTTGTTAAATCTCTTTGACCCACTAATGACGCGTGAATATCCTCTTCATTACTCAATCTGGATTTTGTTAATCTGAGTCCAGAACTGAACAATTTACCAAGTTGTTTTTCAGTATCTAATTGTTTATTAGCAACTTCATTTGCTTTTGTAGCTAAATCAAGTTGACTCTGTTTCATAAATCGACCAGTAACAGGTGACCTTGCACGTTCTTTAGCCATTTAATTTCCTATTTAGATATTTTTTTTGCCCAAGAAGGTCGTTCGCCTCTATTTATGGCTTTGATATCAGATTTTGATAATGTTGATTTGCCAGTTCTTTGTTTTACGTATGAATTGACTTTTTCACGAGATTTTTCTAAATCACTTAAAAGATTTCCAAATTTAGGGTCTTTTCTCTTTAGACCTTTTAAAATAGCTGGACTTAATCCTTTACCTATAGCACTAAAAAGAGCAGATACGAAATCTTCTACAATACGTTCACTGGCTTTTTTATATTTAGACATCAAAATCTCCATTAATTTATTTGTTATAACTCAATAATAAATATCAATTATATGTAAAATTATCGTTTGAATGTACTTTTATGTTTGTTCATTTCTTTTTGCATCTCAGAAGCTTCTTTTTTATAATACGTTTGTAAACGTTTTAAATAAAAAGTTCTGAGATATATGGGGAGGTCGTAGACTTCACTAAAAGTAAAGCCTCCTTTTGAGTTCAATATTATTTGAAATATTTCTTCGTGTATTCTAAGTTTATACTCCGACGGAAGGCCAAAAAAATCGAACGGTGATTGGAATCACCACTGCTGTCTCCTTCCCTTCTGAATCAACTATCTTTGTAGTCATATCCATGTCAGGTGTGATTTCAGATAAATACTTTCTAAAAGCTAAGGAATCTCTTGATAAAAACTCATTATCAACAAAGTTGTTAATATGTGATTTTTCACTATTACCATCTACTGATAATATCATATGTTTAAGACGAGTTGTTAATTCAGATGTTTGTGTTTTTGAAATTTTTTCTCTAGCCTTTGCTTCTACATCTATCTTTTTTTCATCACTACCTGTAAGTAATTTAAAAGTAATTATTCGTTCTGAAGTTGGTAATTTAAACTCAAACTCATTTTTACCACGAGTAAATTTACTGAAATCTAATTTAACTGGTTCAAGTTTTGATAAATCAACTGATTGTTCTTCACCGTCATAAGTAAATTGATAATCTTTACCATATCCAAGAACACGAGCGGCTACCATTATAGCATTCTTATCACCAATAAGTAAATCATCTAACTTAACAGATTTATCTACTACTAGTGATTCCAATAACTTGTCTATAACTGTACCTTGTTGTATTAGATTTTGTGAAGTAAGAATATCTTCTTCTTTCGCAGTCATATATTTTATCTCTACTTTACCACTAGATAAGGGATGACCATCAAAGTAGAAATACCCTTTAGATGGTAAATCTACCATCTCTGTAGGGAATTTGTAATCAGCCATAAATGACTCCTATGTGAGATTATTATAGTTTAAAACCAATTATAAATATAACCTTTGTACGTGAATAACAATTATTTTTTACCAGGCATTACCTTGTCTTTGATAGGTTTAAGAACCATATCGAAAATGATATCGTCATACTTGGTTGGTGTCATTTTAACGATTTTTTCTAAAGCGTAAATAACGACCAAAATGTATTCCCAATTTGCTACTATCCAATCACTCATTTTAAACTCCTAGTATTGTAAGATTGCGTAATCATATTTAAGTGTTAATGTAATTTCAGCTGGGTCACTTGTTGCATAATCTAAATCACCGAAATTAGCTGTTTCTATATATGTACCTTTTAATGTCCACTCTTCAACTACATCACCTACTGGACCCAACATATTAAAAGTTACATCTTTTTTGTAAAAATCTGAATAACCATCACGACCTGTTACTGATTCGTGTGATAATCTAACCCATTCCATAACTGCTTGTGCACCACTTGGGACAACTGGGTCATAAAGTACTATATCAATCGGCTGCCAAGCTCCTTTACCTTTAATATATCGTTTGACATTGATATGGTCAAGAATAATTTCCTCAAACTGTATCTGAGGTCTGTTAGCTGCCTTGATTAAATATGCCGGTACACCTTCAATATACATAATGAACCGATTTTTTGTTTTCGGCTCAAACGGAGTAAACATAATTTCTGAAGGGTCTAATGTAGCCATTAAAATTCTCCTGTATCTAATTAATTCTTCTATAATAAATATCATTCAATCAAATTTTTAATAATTTTCATATAAACAAAAAACCCCCACCGAAGTGGGGGTTTTTATTATACGCTACATTATTTTATAAGTCAAACTTATTCAGGAAATGTTGCTCCTGTTGGTTGAACAACAAAGTCAAGTACGATAAACTCTGCAGTTCTCGTAGGTTGAATAAAGATTTGTCCAACTAATTGATTTCTATCAACAACATCAGGTGTATTATTAGAGTCATCCATTACTACTCTGAACGCACTTAATCCACTATTGGACTGAACTTGTTCTAGGTAAGGATTGACAATGTTCAAGAAACGATTTCTTAATGCTTGTGTATTTTGTTCAAATACCAAGTATCTTGAAGATGATGCAATGAACTTTCTCAATGCAATCAATAATCTACGAACATTGATTCTATCTAACGCTGATGGTTTAGATTGTAGTGTTTTCTGTCCGAATACCACTACACCTTGACCTGGGAAAGAAGCGATTGGATTGATTCTGTTTTCATAAAGGTCATCCCTTTCTGAATGAGTCAATCTTGTTTTAGCTTCTAATACTGTAGTCAAACCACCACGATTCAGACCTGCTGGTGCGAACCATTCGTGAGCTACTCTATCAGTATAAGATATTACACCTGGTAATACTACTGATGGTGGAACCCAAACTGGTCTTGATGTATCTCTTGGAGCTATCTTTACCCAAGGATAATATGTTGCTGCATAATTTGTATCAAGAGTTTTGATTGTACTAGTTACAGTTTGAATTGAATCACTATATCCTGCTGAATCCATTACATACATTGCATCTGCTCTTGATTCAACTTTAGATATTGCGTGATTTGTTACACTTGAATGTAAACCATGAATTACACCGGGTGTTGCTAACAAGTTGATATCAAACTCATCTGGATTAGAGATTGAATTAATAGCTCTTTTGTAAGCTACTGAACCACTCTTTGGAGCACTTGATAAATCAAATCCCATTGTATTACCTGAAACAATGTCAGCACCTGTTTTATAATTTCTAGCTGGGTTTTGACCATCAAAACCGAACTGGAATGGAACAGCAAACTTTCTTTGTCCTATTGCAGATAAAGTTAGTGTTATATTTTCACTAGCATCTGAATATGTATCACCTAATACACTAGCATCTGCATTACCAGATTGGTCTTCAAGAGACATAGTAACATTATTACCATTACCTGAACCAACTGGGATTGGAGATAGATATTGTTCGTTGTCTGTTTTAATGTAATCACTAATCAAATCAATACCAAATGCAACACTTGAATCAAAAGTACCATTTGTGTTTGTTTGGTCTGTTTTAAATTGAACTGCTGGTATAGCAGTGCCACCCGGAACTGGGTTTCTTAATGCTGCGTGACCCATTGGAACAACGTTCTTTGGAAACTTAAACACACCATCTTTTTCCATATCAGCGAAATCACCAACACGAACATATTTACTCAAGTTTGGATAATCACCATAATGAGTAAGTTTACCATCTGAGTCTATTTCGGTCCATCTATCACCAATTCTCTTAGCAAAGAAGTTTGATGAATCTGGGTCAAGTGTTAAATTAGAATACTCTTCTAAAATTATCTCATCACCGTGTTTAACAACTTGTAAAGCAAATGTACCATAATCTGAACCTGCTATATCTGTATCTGGTTTAACATCTACAACTCTGATTTTATAAGTTGTGTTTACATCTGTACCATGTGAGCGTGTATAAACTCTAAATAAATTATATCTTGTACTGTTAATTAACTGAGACTGAATGTAAGGTGTTCTACCAAACATATAATCTTTGTTACCGGTAAATGATGAAGCATTACCATTACTATCAAATGAGGTAACACCTTCAAAATTTAATCTATTATTACCAGCATTACCTACTGTAACAGACGCTGAAGCTATATTATTTAATGTTGAAGCTTTTTGTTTAAATACTTTATAAACATATACTGAAGATGTACTACCACCAGACTTTGTAGATTGTGGGTCTGAAGATATTACTTTATCAACGAAGTTTGCACTACCAGTATCAAACGAAAGTGAGTAAGTTTCTGCAGTAACACTACTACCACTTACAACAAGTGTGAAACTTGAATTGGTATTAACGGATTGACTACCACTTAATGTGGCCGCACTCAAATCTGTATCAGCTGCAGTACCTAATGATGGTGCTAGGATAGCTAAAGATGAAGTAGTTGCTGAAGCAGATTCAAACGAACCTAATCTAATAGTATCAACTGCATATCCACCTAAACCTAATACTCTAACTACTGTTACTACACCAGCACTACGTAGATATTGTTCTACTGTGTATGGTGTATAAAATTTTGCATCTTCACCACCAAACATTTCCTCAAATTCTTGATATGTGGTAACTTGGGTTGGTGTAAATGCAGGGCCTATTTTAGTAGGACCTATTATTGCTGCACCAATTTCACCTATTCCTACTGGAAGAAATGAAAGGTCTCTTTCACGAGTAAAGACACCTGGTGACACAATTCGTTCTGCCATATTTTTTCTCCTAAATCTTACTTAAAAGACGTTACAAATAAAAATGTACTTATTCCATTATAAATATAAGGTAAATTTCCTAAAATCTACATTTTAGAGAATTATTTAAACAAATTTATTAATTATTAGGTGTAAAAACGCCACTTTCAGGGTCTAATTGTCCAGGTCCGTACTTTTCGTTAAGTTGTTTTACTAAATCTTGTTCTGTTTGTTGAATTTGAGCGTATTCTGTCTCTAATTGAGACTGTCTTTGGTCTAAATTCTCCATTTGTTGATTTAGTAAGATTCTTTGAACTGAAACTTGACCTAATTCAGCTTGTTTTTGTGTGTAACTATCTTGTAAGTCACGAAGAGATTTCATTTCCTCTTCTGTGAATTTAATATCGTCTGCCATTATTGTTCAGAAGGTACAAATACACCACGTTGCACATCAAGTGAACCTACACCATATTTAGATTCAATTTTTTGTGCAAATTCTGTCTCTTTTTGTGAATTAGTTGCAAGTTGTGATTTCAACTGAGCTTCTTGTGATTCAAGTTGAATTTTTCTCATTGCTAAACTACCAAGAGCTTGTTGAATTTGTTGATTCATTTCTACAATCTCTTGAATTTGTTCTTTTTCACTTTCAGAAAGTGGTGTTTCATTAGAAGTTTGTTCTTCTACTACTTGTGTTTCTTCATTTGCCATAACTAAGGTCTCCTATTATAACTGTATTACTATAAGTATCAATTAAACGAGTATAACTTTATATTTTCTGCCAGTGCCATCTGAACCACTTAACTCGTTCATCTTACTTGTTGCTGCTGCTTGAGTAGTATATTCCCATACTTGGTCTGCACTACCACTTAACTTGGCAACATAAGTATTTCTTTGTGCCCAAGCTGGGTCGCCTAATTGAGGATTTGGTAATAATTGTTTAACTACTCGCCACATAATGTTTTCCTTGTTTGTATATAAATATAATCAAATGTATAATTCCTTCAAATGATTTATTCTTAATTGTGGTAATAATCTACCACTTATTGTGTTGTATATTGGTATACAGAAAGCGTATTTCATAAAACCTCTTTAATATAAGTATAATGTTATAATTCCTTATTTACTTTAAATATTTTC